TCTCCTGACGCCTCTTCATCCTATGCAGCACTTCCTCCTAAAACGTCTGTTTTCACTATTTCAGATGATGCCCCTCAAAAAAGAGGAATTGGAACTCAAATTGACTTTGCAGATCAGGCTCTTGGAGTTCTTACAAGTGAAGATTTTGATGAGATCCCTTTCCCTGAGAAGGTAAGCAGGGTAGCCACTCTTTATAATAGCGGTAGCTGGGATGAGGGAACTTACGACACTCTGAAGGAGCTTTCTACTCAACTTCTAGATGGTGCTCCTGTAGAAGACTACCCAAATTTTCAAGATATCGTAGGGGTTCCTCCAAGAGTAGAGAGCGGAGAAGATGCAGAGCAGGTACTTAATGAATGGAAAGATCAAGCCGTTCAAAGATTATTTCAAGAAGGGGTTTCTCCTGCTTTTTTTGGTAATCAGCTTGATGACTATTTAGAGAGGGTCAGTGACGATGAAAGACGTGCGTATACTGCACGGAATAGATCAGCTCTTTCCTGGACCGCTAATAGAGCAGGGAATTTCACTAGAGATTTGATTAAAGGAGGGGTTTCCGCTTTTGCAAAGCCTGTAGCGGGAGTTACCCGTTTAGCGGCTCCAGAAAGTGAGATATCGAATCAAATAGAAGCTCTTCCGGAACTGTTAGGCACTCCTGATAATGATTACATGTACGAGACTACAGAGGATGGGTACTTAGAGTTAAACGAAGACGGAACTCCGAAACTTACGATCCAAACACAGCTTGGACAAATGGGGGGTATGATCGGAGGACTTCTTGCCGGGGGTGTAGGAGCAAGGCTTTTAGGAGCAGGGGCTAAAACTCTTGCGGGGGGTTTTTTTGGTGTAAATACCCTTACTATGGCAAATGACACTTTTCGCCATGTCGAAGAACAAACAGGGGATATAGAGAAAGCATACAAAGCTACACTTGCCGTTCCTCCTGCCGCAGCCGTGGCCACGGTAGGGGATGTGTTAGTGGCTGGAAAAGTTCTTCGTCCAGCTCTTAAAGGACTTTCCTGGTTTAATATATCCAAATTCGCCGCAAAAGCTTTTTCGAGAGACGCTTCTATAGGAGGTTCTACAAACTTTTTATCGGATGCAGTACAGCAGGCAGGAGAAATGTCTCAAACGGGAGAAAGTTTCGACCCGCAGAGGGCTGCTATTGTCGGAGGGGCTGGAACTTTAGCAGCCGGAGCTATAGGAACGGCTTCAGCAGCAATTGAAGCTCCTATAGCTTTTAGACAAAGAGAGATAGCAAGAGCAGACCAGGTTCAAAGGGCTGTTACCGAGACACAGAATTTTCAAAATAGAGTCGGTAACGAAGGGAGAGTAAATCTTCCTCCGGAAGATTTTCCTCCTGATGTTCTTTCAGAGCTAGGAATGCAGGCATCTCCTCATCCTGAAGGAGGAACACTTCTTACCAGAAATACAGATACAGGAGTAATAGAAGGTACGGCAGACGAATTACCAAGACTTCTTAGCGGGGCAAAGAATTTACTCACTCCGGATGAATTAGGTCGAGTTTCCCGGGAAAGAGCTTTACTCCTTGAAAAACAAAGACTCGGAACTCTTACTGAATCGGAAGGTATGAGAATTTCAGAGTTGGATACTGTTTTAGAAGCTACCTCTAATCCTAATCATATAAATAATATTAAGTCTTTTGAAACCGGGATACATAAAGCGTTGCAAGAAGATCCAAGTGCTGCTCCGTACCGTTGGGATGAGCACAGATCTCTGTGGGAGCACACGGAATCGGGCGAAACTGCCCCCTTTCTTAAAGATTTAATGTCTAGACAATCAGGGGAGGGACCTGCATATATCTTGGATGTCTCGGATACCTCTTCCGTTAGAATTCTCGATGAGGAGTCCTTACCCTCAAAACCAATACTTGAAGCCCTTGAGGCTGAAAGTGCCGAACTTGGAAAAACAATTGAAGACGTGGAAGGAAGACTTCTTACACAGAGAGAAGACCTTTCAAAACTTGAAGCTCAGAGAAAAGAGGTTGTTAACACAAATAAGAAATCAGAGACGTACAATAGAAATTTGGAAGCTAAGAAAGCGAGAGCTACAAAAAATATTACTGATTTACAGGAAAGAAAGAAATTACTAGAAGCCCGTAAAGAAAGTATACGAAGGAAAATGGAGTCTCGTAAGAAAGAAACTCCTGAAGAGTTTACGCGGCAGTCAAAAACTGTTGATCTCCGCTTGAAGGTATTGAATAGGAATATCGCAAAACAAGAAAGAATACTGGAGTCCTCAGCAGGGAGAGAAAAAAAAGCAAAAGCTTCAGAAAGACTTGCGGATCTAAGAGATAGAAAAGAAATAGCAGAGTCTCAAAGGGAAAGTGTCCGAAAGAAAATAGAGTCTCGAAAAACAGAAACCCCTGAACAGTTCGTACAGCGGTTAGAAAACGTGGACACCCAACTTCGAAGAGTAGATCGTAATATCTCAAAACAAGAAGAGTTAATTCAACGATCTCCAAAAGATATAACTCCTACTGAGGATCTTGATACCAGGGCAAAGAATATAGAAACCTTAAATAAGGATTATGAGAAGTTCCTGGAAGAGCGTCTAGCAAGAAGCCGCGAACTTAATAGTGAAAAGAAAATCGCAGCTAAGGAGCTTGAAAAAGACTATAAAAGTATAGAGAAAGTAAAAGGGAAAGGGCATGGAGCTTTAATATCTTCTGAAGGAAAACAGTCTATTGTCATTCCAAAAGGACTTGCCCCTGACGTAAAAGAGGAAGTTTTAGCTCACGAGCTTTCACACGCTATTACAGATAAAATTCCAATTCCAAAAGATATTGAATATTCTATTGCAAGGGACCTTTCCGCTTTACAAACAAAAGGAAGCATAGGTACTGCATCCGAAGTTGCAGAAGACGTTTTACTTCCTGGAATAAGGTCTGTAACTCAGATTCCTGAAGGGGTTTCTGTGAAGAACTTACAAAAACAATCACGGGAAGCTCTCCTTTCAAGAAGAGAGTACCTAGCCAACCAGATTGCAGCGGAAATGCTTAGACGAGCAGGAAGAGAAGTTCCCGGAATAAAGGTAAATCCTGAGTTACAGGCTTTTCTAAAAGAAGTGAATCTTCCAAAACTTCCAGAACGTGCACCTGTTGCTTCGTCAGACGGCCCTCCAGTTGTTCCCGACATTTCGAAGTCCGGCACAGGGGACGGACCTCCTCTGACTTCGGAGGGGGAAGGGGGTGTTGGAGGGGGCCTCCCTCCCTCAGAAGGATCCGGAATACCTCCGGGAAAAGCGGATGATGGAAGTCTTTTCTCTACCAGGTCAGGCGAGAGGAAAGAAACCAGGTTTTCTAAGAGGGTGAGTAAAGAGGCCCCTGGAGTAGAGCCTGTAACATACGAAGCAATTTCCAACGTTCAAGGAAGCCGTGGAGCAGCAGAATATATTAACCGGCACGGTGTAGAGGCTACAACTAAACTCTTGACTGACACATCATCCAAATCGGACGGAATTCCGGGAGAACAAAGATCCTACTTGGCGAATGCACTTTTAGAAAAAGCAGATGCAGAGTACAGGGCTAATCCTACTAGAGAGAACTGGGAAAAATCTTTTGCCGCGTTTCAAGTACGCGCTTCTATTGCAACAGGGGCGGGCCAAACGCTTGGAGCCCTTTCAAATACCCTTAATGCTGATACATTTACAGGGTTTATTACATCCCTTAGGCAGCAGTTAAGATTAGGAGATCCAAAATCAACCGATTTTACAGATTTTGCACTGAAAAAGTTAGAAGCTATCTGGGAAGCATATAAAAAGGCACCTGAAGGGCAGGTCAAAAACGATCTTAAAGGGGAAGCTCAGAAAATAGCACTTCAGGATCAGAAAATTAATTGGTGGGACTGGTCCCGTTCTTATATCCGGGGGAACTATATTTCAGGGGTAGGGACATTTAATATTAACATTTTGGGCGGTGCATTTATGGCCCCTGTATTTACCGCACTTAGGCATCCTACACTTGCGCTGGTTTCGGCAAAGTCTCTTTTTGAATCTGTTCCGTTAGCATTTTCGGATGCAAAAAGAGTTTTAAGAGGAAGAGAGGCGACTTTATTTTTTGATAAGCTTGCAGATCCTACCCCTTTATACATTGCAGACAATGCAAATATTGCAACTGCCGCAGCTTCTTTATACAACCGATTCGGAAAGCAGGTTCTAAGGTTTTTAAAAGCAGGAGATTCTTTTAACCGGAGACTTGCTTCGAATATGTACGCGTCACAAGAATCGGTAAAAAGATTAAAGCGTCTTTACGGAAAAGATCCCGAGCGGTACACCCTTGAAGCGTCAAAACTTATAACCTCTCCTGAGAAAAAAGCATTTGCTCTTAATCAAGCTGAGCAAGAGTATAAAACTTCCGGTCTTCCGTACAATAAAGATGATGTTGCTGTACGGGCCTATGAAATTATGGCATCCGGAGATATAGATCCTAATATCCTAATGAAAGCTTCCGATTGGACGGATATCGTGAGTTTGCGGGGAACTTTAGGCCATGTCCCTTACCGGGCTCTTAATGATTCTCTACAGGGTATTACTAAACGGTATCCAAAGCTTGGAACAGCTACCGTACTTGCTCTTCCTTTTGGAAGAGCCCTTTTCGGCCTTCTCGATTTTACAACAGATTTTGTACCGGGAACTGTGTTCGCTAAAAAGCTGTCTCAGCCCGGTGTTTTCCCGGAAGGCTCTCCTGAGTGGAGTAAACAACAAACGCATATAGAACGTTCAGTTGCAGGGCAAAAAGTAGCCGGTACTATAGGTTCAGTTCTACTGGCAGGGGCCTTAGCCGATTGGATTGAAATAACAGGAGAAGAAACTCAAGTACTAGATAGAACTCCAGGGGACGATAAGGATCAAGTGGGGAGGGCTGCAAAAGGAAGAAGGCACTTTGAAGAGTTCAAGCAAACAGGTGAAAGTCCACATACAATAAGATTTAAAGGTACTGATATAGGTTTTGTATACAGGGATGTTCCCGGACTCAATGTAATTGTAGCAGGGGTGAAAAGTGTAAAAGAGTCTATTGACGAAGGAAGAGATCCTTTCGATGCCGCTGTTCGGTTTTACAGCTCGTCTCTTAATCATATGTTCGCAGCTACAAGTCTTTCCGCTCCGTACAAGAAAATATGGGATTCCATTTTCGATACAGACGGGGATGCCGCAGAACAAAGAAGCCGCTTGGGGAAAGCATTCGATCAGTTTGCACGGCAAACATCGGGAGCTTTTATTCCAGCATCTTCTCTTTTAAGAGATGTTAAGAAAGCATATGACGACACCCCTGAATCTACAGTACAAGATACGGTGTCGTACATTTTCCGGGACATTCCAGGGGCGTCTGAAATATTTGGGAGTCTTCCAGCACTCGATGTATACGGAGAAGAGCAAAAAAGAAGTATTTCAGAGCGTATTCCAGGACTTTCACGGGTAGCGGGAATAAAGAAAGCGCCTGACAGCTCCCTTGAAATGGAGCAGCAGCGTCAGGGTCTTATAATGCCTGCAGACGATAAAATCGTTAAGTTCACAAAAGGGCAATTTCCAAACGAAACTTCAAGAGAGAAACTAACGCTTTCAAGAGAAGACAGACTCGGAAAAGCGTATGTAAACGCTTTTACGCCTCAAGAATGGTACGATTACGTTAAAGCTACAGGCCCTCAATTAAAAAGAGTTATGATTGAAGAATTGGCTTCCGATGATCCTACAGACGTAAAACAGCAGCGGATAATAAGACGAGCAAAACAGGTACGGGATACATACAAAAAGAACTATATCAGGTCTGGGAAATTTTAGAATATTTCTCTTTTGCGTATAAAGCGATGCAGTAAGCATCACTGTAGTTATGTTTTTTTCCGTCTGAAATGTGTAGTAAACTAAAAACTTCCGGAGCGGCTTCTAACATGAACTCAAGGGAAGGCTTATCGTCCGGATATTTCTTTTTTCGGAGACCTAAATCTTCCATCCAGTTTTGAGGTTTTACTTTTTCGTGCGAAATCCCTTCGTAAGTGAGCCAAAAAGAAAGTGCTCCAAACGAGGTCATAAGTTTTTCAGCCGATACCGGGCTTTGAACAGGGCTTACAGTGACTTTTTCAATCGCAGCGTATTCGACTGTGAAATTCTTTTTTAAGTGTTTAAGGCCATTTGAAAGATCATTCCAATTAAATGCAGAAATGAATCCCGGTAAATTCAAACTTTTTTCTTCTACGTAGCAGATTACCCCTTCCACGCCAGGATCAATTCCAAGATATACTCGTTTCTTCTGATAGGGTTTCATAGGCTTTGGATAGTAAGCGTTTAATTTCTATTCCTCCTAAGTCCAAGGCTTCAATACACATCTTAAAAGTTACTTTTCCAGGGGGAACAGGTGTATCGGCGTTCAAAGCATAATCTAAAAACCAGTTACGGGCATTAGCACGGTCATAAGAACTTATACGGGGATGTAAATCCCTGACTGCACGTTCCAGTACAGCGGCAAAGAGAGTTCTCTCTGGAGATAGAAAAGAGGGGATCTCTTCTGGGATGTATGTCTGAATCCTTTTTAGAATTTTAGACATGTCAGTTAGATGCTCGGAAGGGAGAAAGGATTTATTTTTTCTTCTTACTCCTTTTCTTTCCTTTCTCAACTCCCGAAATAGTTCCTTTGTTCCGGGACGCATAAAACACGCTCTTTCCTTTTTTGGAACCGTAAGTTTTCTGCATGTTTTTAATTATCTTTTTCCCTTTGTTGGTGAGCGGCATTTTAATCCCTTCTGCTAGTACCTGCTTCGACGAGTCATTTTTTTATCCGCTTTACGCTTAGACCGTTTAGTAGGCTGGATAGATGCCATGGAGCGTTTTTTCTTCTTGGGAGGTTTTCGAGTCAGGCTTCCTTTAAAATTTAAAGGTCCTGATACAGAGCTTGACTTTGATCCTGAAGACGCCCTGGATGCGGTTGTCGATGTCTTAGAGGACCCTACGGTAAGTCCCGGACTTACTCTAGGGGTTCCTCCTCCCCGGGAGGGAGAGCCCGCAGTTACTCCGGGTTTTACATTTCCTTGAGGGGATCTTTTTGTCCCCCTTCCAATCGGTTTTGCACGTTTTTTAGCCATCACTATTTTCCTCTTTTAACTTTTCAACTTCTGCTTCCACCCCGGGATCCGGAAGTATTTCAGGATCCCCTCTTAAAGTTTGAATTTCTTTTTGCAAAAGCTCTATCTGTTGCGTCAAAAAATTCAATCGGTTGGCAGCTCCTTGGTCTACCGCTTGTGCAAACTTTTGAAGCTCTGCTAACCCTTTTTCCGCCTTACTAATAGTAGACTGAATTTCGACTAGAGCAAGAGATAATTTTGTGACTGACTCAAGGAGATTAACACCTGCTTTATCGTTAGAAGCTATAGCTCCGCCTTCGGCAAGTACTTTAGACAAAGTTCCTATAAGAGCGGCTGTTTCATTGGATTTTTGGTCTCCTTTATTGGGCGTCGTGTTTCCTGATATCAACTTTCTCGTTCCTAACTGATTTAAAGTTTCTTTCGGATTAAAAGCTTCTTTCGGATTAACTGTTTTCATTATCTGTAAACTCCTTGACGAATTCCGGGAATTAAAGGTCCGTAACAACTCTTTTTCTTCCGTAACCATACATAGGGGGAGCCTTGGGTGTCAAAGGCTTTTTTCTCAAAAAAGTACCCTGTTTTCCGTTTACCAGGCTTCCATCCGGAATAGTACCGATTGAGGTTTCCTTTAAATCGCCCATAGAACCCAAGCTTCCCTACACGCTTACCTTTTGCCCCCATTAGAGCGTAAAAGGAAGGTTTTCCGGGAAGAATAGCTACCGGGTAGTTGGATCGGGAGTCAAAGGTCCCTTTGTCCTCAGCTAGAGGCTTCCATATGAATGGGGCTTTAAAAGGCTTAACGTTGCATGGGAGGGTTGCAGAAGGTACGTTAGGGCGTAAGTCCATTACGTGGGCGAACTGTTCAAAGTGAGCAGCCGCAGGGCAGCTCGTGCGTTTTCTAGGATCCTGAAAAGAGCCTAAATTCCTACAGTTATACATTCTCGACCAAAAGAATGTTATTTTGTTTGCTTTAGTATTTTTAAGCCATTTTGAAACATTTATATCGGTTCCTTCCATTCCGTCCAGAGACGATATATCAACTCCCGGATGAGGATTTTGTCCGTGGTGTTCGATCCATGCGCCTAAGAATTTCTCCCCCCTTCCATCCATAGGGTTATTCACTAGCTGAATTCGGGGCCAGACCGATTTTACTTCGGTAGCCAGAATTCTCCATGCTTTCTGGCTCAAATTATGTTCAAGAGCTGGAGAAACTAAAAAGGAAATATGCGGAAGTTCTCGGCTAATACCTTTATACAATTCTAAGCGAGTTCGAAGATGTTTTAGTATTTTTTGAGTTCGAGCGTCTGAAATTTTTTCTAGGGTGTTTGAGAGGCTGTTTACAGTGAAGCCATTCAGAGGTTCATATTTTCCGCAATTGCCATTACGGACGCACACAGTATTGAGAATATGTACGCGAAAAATAGAATAACGACCACTATGAAGAGAAGCACGTATACTGGAAAGCGAAGAACCGAACGTAAAATCAAGAGTGCCAAGAGCACTGCCTGAAGGAGTAAACTCGAATGCCTTTTTCGTACTAAACTTCGGATGTTGAAGCGCGAGTTGATCATACCCCAATACTCTTTCTTCTGTTATTCCGGTTGAGCATACGAGTATCGCAAGAATAAGTATAAGTAACTTCATTTAAAACTCTTAGGAGGAGTCAGAAAAAGAATTCTGGACACTCGAAACTCGGGAAGGCCGTAACTCCTGATAACCTTTTCCCATCGAGGAGGATTGATTCCTCTTCTTATTCTAACTAATTCTTCGTAATTTAACCCCCAATCGACTATACGAAGAAGGGAAGCGGTTTCAGCTACTCTTGAGACTGGAACCTTTCCTCTTCTTTTCCAGTTTTCTACCGCTGTTTTTTCTACCCCAAGTTTATCGGCTATTTTTTTGCACCCTCCCAGCTTCTCAATTATTGCATTCAAGAGTTCCCGTTGTCCGGATGCGGTATCCATTTCAGGGTCCTTCTGGAAGAAGAGGTTTCTGATTAAAGAACCGTTTGTGGCTATTGAGCTTTCGATGGATCTCAAGATACGTTTCAAAGTCATCCTCCCCTACCCATGATTTAAGTATAGAAAAATTTGTATCTGTTCTCCAGTCCTTTCTATGCGGTCTGTGCCCTAGACCTATTCCAGGCCGTCCTGGAAGCCCTTTCATACCGCATACAAGACCCGTATCTACAAATATGAAAGTTGATACCCCTTCCAGCTTAGCCCTGGACCAAAAAGCAGCATCGATAGTTCGGGGAACGTCTAACGCCTCCTCAAAGAGGGAAAGAGCATCTTTTCGAAAAGCCGTTTGCGGCATAGTGGCGAAATGGCAGTTATTCAGTTCCCGAAACTGTCTGGTTCCGACGTGGTAGTACTTTGCGTTACCTTCTCCTACCAGCCAGTACCCTTGCTGTAAGAAGGATAATAAGACTTCTATATGCATTGGATGATACCAATCATCGTCTTCAATTACGAAAATATAATCACCTTCGATATGCGGAAGAGCCGTTTTCAGGTTTATTTTTTGAGTGTTCTTCCCGGGAACCCAGAGTTCAGGGGATTGAATAATTTTAAAATCTGGATCTTCGTCAAGAGGATTTTCTTCATCTATTACGGCCAGCCATTGTATGTCGTAACCCTCTCTCCATATAGACTGCCTTCTTATATATTTTTTGCAGAGTTCCCAGGATTCAGGCCGGTGCCCTGTTGGAGTTATAAGAGTAATCTTAATCGGCAGTTCCGGCACATTTCACCCCTTTGCGTTTGTCCATGTGCCCCCTACTCCCACTTCTACTAAGTTTTTAATACTTGCATTCGGAAAAATTCGTCTAAACCCTTCAACCATCCCCAATTCAACTAATTGAGCGGCTCCTTCCGCATGTTCTTTTACGCATTCAACCAGAATTTCATCGTGAACGCAGTTCACAAGATTCGCATCTACTTTTTGACGGAAAAAGAATCCTTCAATCAGTGCAACAGCTTCTAATATGCATTCCGAAGCCCCTCCTTGGATAGGGGTGTTTAGAGAAGCTCCAAATGCATTTTCAGGGGATAGTTTTCTTACCTTACCCCCCGGAGTGGAAGCTGTGAGAGTTTTTACACTGTCTTGGACCTGTTTCTCTTTCCATTTTTTAAGCCCTGAATACAGGTTCCACCAAGTTTTAATGTCTTCTTTTGCCTCTTCAAGAGTTGTTGTTTTTCCGTACTCTTTTTTAGAGTAGTGAACGTGCGCTTTTGCTCCTAATCCGAACATGAGTCCAAAATTAAACGGTTTCGCATTCTGTCTATCTTCTTTTGTAACGTCTTTAAGCTCTTTCCCAAGCATATTTGCCGCCGTTACCGTGTGCAAATCTAAGCCGTCTTTGTACGCTTTCAGCATGACAGTGTCTTTAGAAATTTCAGCAGCTACCCGTAACTCAATCTGTGAGTAATCAGCACAAATGAATACATACCCGGGCCGGGCTACAAATTGATCCCGTACATCCGCCCCTCTCGGAAGTTGCTGAAGATTAGGTTTGCTGGAACTCATTCGACCCGTTCTAGCGCCCATAAGGTTGTAACTCGCATGAATACGTTTTGTTTCGGGGTTTACTAAGTTTATTAAATTCATTCCAAACGATGAGGTTAACTTTTCTTTTTTCTGAAACTCGGAAAAAGGTTTGACAATCGCAAGATGTGAGTAATCTGCGAATGTATGAGCGTCAGTAGAAAGTTTTCCCCCTTCGGTGCGAGTCCAAACGCTAAGTGTATCTTCGTCTAAATTCTTTTCTAACCACTTTGCTACTTTTGCAGGAGTGGGGTGGTCAAGCCCTGTCAATTTCGTCAGTTTCTTTTTGGACTTAAACAGCTCCTCTCTCCAAATTGAAACTTTTTCCCTGTGCTTATGTACATCTACTCCAATTCCTGTAAGCTCCATTGACGCGATTGCAATTTGAGCATTCTTTGCACGTTGGTAGCATTCTTTAAGGTTCAGTTTAGAAATTCCTTGTGCTAGTTTTTGAGCCAACGCTCTTACTACAATAGCGTCCCTAGCCGCGTATTCTATTTGTTCGTATGTTAGATCTTGAACCGACCAATCCGAGTTTTGTACCTTCTTCAGCACGTCGGTTTCAAAAACTTGTTGAGAAAGCGCATCAAGACTGGCTTTTAGTCCTGTGTCAGTTGGATATACCGCGTGTTGAATTAATTTTGCGGCAATCCAAGTGCATCCCATATTTACACGGATGCCCTGCTTTAGAAAAAACTTAATATCGAAAGTGGAATAGTGACCGATAAACTTCCGGGATTCAAGAAAACTTTTCAGGATTGAAAGATTCTTTAGCCCGTAGATATCGAAAACAGCACACTCTTTTCCGTCGAAAAGCTGTACCAAGCGAATAGTGCTTAAATGAGGAGATAGCGCGGCAAAGGGATAAGGACGATACACAGGAAAAGCAGCAGTTTCAGTGTCGATCCCGAAAATACAATTGGAAGGGTTTTTATCGAACTTTTTAATAACGGTTTCTGCTCTAGCTGGGTCGGTAATGTACTCACAGTCATACTTTGTTCCTTGAAATTCAACTTTGAACTTTCCTTGTTTCATGTGAAAAAAAGCGGCAATGCTGCAAGAACATTGCCGCGAGCTAGATTAGGGGGAATTAACTCAAAACATCTAAAGCGGCTTTTTTTCCTCTACCGCCTTTCTTTTTAGGGGGATCAGGTTCTTCCTCTTCCTCTTCCTCTTCCTCTTCCTCTTCTTCTTCTTCTTCTTCTTCTTCTTCTTCTTCTTCTTCTTCTTCAGAATCATTAGAGTCAGCGGATTCGTCTAACACAGAAAGCATATCTGATAGAGTTTTAGATCCCCCTCCGAACCTAACACCGTCATCTTCTATAAGCTGTACTATATTTAATTTATAGCTCAGCCCGTGGGATGTGATCATAGGAGTCACTGCAAATTTCACTTTCATACCCCCTGTTATTTCCGAAGGTTCAATAGGATTTTGTTCTGCATCCACTATTGCAGGGCGTTCAACATTTCTAGCTTCAAGAATTACATTCCCCTTTAAGAAAGGGTATCTTTCTGTATCGAATTTTCCGGAAGAAGAATCTTTTAATATTTCATCTATTGTCAGCTTAGCCGGTCGCCCTAAATTGAAAACAGGAAGCATCCCTTTAACAATAAGTTTAATACTTCTTTCAAAGTTCTTAAGACCGGGATCTTTCTTTTTGAGCAAAAGACTCGCTGAGTAACGCGGGGATGAAGGAGGTTGTCCGGGTTTAGGAGGAGGTCCGTCTTGCGGAGTTACCAAGTGTGTCCAGATAACACGTCCCGTTATAGTCCCAATAAGATCGCCGTACACATGGCCGTACTGAGGATGTTTCCAGTAGTTTTTGTTTGACATGGCGTTTTCCTTATTTAGTTTATTTTATAGTTCTATGTCACTATCAGGGTACGAATCATCTGAACTTTCTTGTAGAATGTCAAGAGCGTTTTTAACCTTTGGACGGGAGTCTTCTTCCGAAACTAGTGTAAGAGTAGGGTTAGTACGGGTAACATATGGGTCTAAAAACTTTTTACCGTCCTTTACTCCCAGTTTCTTTAGTTCTGTTTCGATCTGTGAAATAGGTTTTAGAATTTTTTGAGGTGGTTTGTAGGGATCCTCTAACCCGGTTTCTTTAAGCTTTTCCCCTATACGCTCATGGGAATCCTCTGACGGCCACTTCCGTCTGGTAGCTCCTTCCACCAGTTTTAGTCCTGGGATCGGTGAACCTGCTTTATTCCGGGAAACTCCATAAGAGGAAATCCCTTTGACCCATGAAATAAGTTCATTTTTTATGAGTATAATATTTCTTATAGTCTCGTCGGGCAGTGTTTCAGGACTTGGAAGAGTTTTTAAAGCTTTCTTCGGGTCTATTAACGCTAGAGATGACTTATTTGCAATATGTTTTGCATATGCGGGGCAAACACCATTTTTAGCGGGGCAGAACTTGCAGTGTTCCCCTACTTTGAGAGAGGTTTTTTTCGTAATAAATATTTTTTCAGCGGCAGTGAAAAATTTCTTCTCCCAGGCGTCTAACTGCTTTGCCGTATACCGGACTTCTGTATACACATCCCCACGAGGCTTTCTCGGCTGAAAAATTGCCCCTCTTGCGTAGTCAATATCTATACCTGAACGTTGCAGCTCTTTACGCATAGAAACGAGGTAAAAAGCTACTTGAGGGTTCTTTTTTATTTCTACGGGGTAGTACCCGTATTTGTAATCTACTTGGGCAAGTACTTTTTTTGCGTGATCGTCTTTAAAAACAGTCCAGAAGTCTACATAGCCGTACATTTCTAAATTCTTATCGAGCGTTACCAGTTCTTCTAGCCCGTATGCTTTTCCTGTAATAGATTGTTCTAATATATTGATCCAGATAGCATCTCTGTAAGAGTGAGCGGCTTCGAGCATTTCAGGAGATTTAGCAGTTAAATGCGATCTAATACCGGGATCACTTCCTGAGATTTTATGCTCTAAGAAGTCTTCTACTACTATTTCAGCTATTGAATGCCCTTCTGTGCCTTGCAATGCGGATTCAGAAGGGGCTTCTTTCGGGATATCCCGGCAAAGAGCTACACTTCCAGTGCAAGCAGTCCATATATGCGCTGTAGATCCGCCGAGGATGGCGTGTCTCCTGCCTTCCTCATCTTCCATGCCGAGCAATTCCTGCATTGGCCCAAAATACGGTTTCTTCCAGCTTGGTCAATGCAAGAGATTGCTCCCTGCCCGGAGGGGTCATATTCAGAATGTCGTAAGCAAGCTCTTTTGCTTTGTTTCTTAGGGCTTTATAAGTTTCAGGCTGCCCTTCTTTTGGCGCGTGGTACGTAAAGCGGGTTTCCAAGTCTTCGTTTTTATCCAGTTTCATATTCAATTCCTTTCTAAAATGTTAAATCTTTTTTTGAGATTCAGAAAGAGGTTTCCATTTCGGTAGATTCAAACGTTCAGGGTAACGGATATACCCTACAACATAATAATCGATTCCTTTTTTGCGTTCGTACATAAGTTTATCCCCACAAAGGCTCCAACAATCAAAAGTGTTGAATACCCACCACTTAAAATAATCATGCTGTAATAACTCTTCTAAAGTATCGAATTCTGTTTCGAATAAGTCACCATCCTCGATGGTGAAAAAGTTGGGAAGGTGTTGTTTAAAGAAATTTCTTTCCACAGGGGGAGTAGAACGAATTGGAATCAAAATGTCAATAAATTTTTACACGACGGAGTGTCGTCATATACTCTTCATAATCCTTTAGCTGTCTTGCGAGTTTATGGCACTCCTGGGTCACGTAATTTATATCTTTGTAAGCTGTTTCAGAAAGATCTTCTGTATAAGGAACTCCGGGAATATCTTTTTTGCAAGATACTTTAGGGAAAAGTTTTACTCCAGGGTAAAAATCGCCGTGGTGTGCACAGTCGAATCCAAACCACCAAAACTCTTTTAAATCTTTGAAATAGGTGAATTCAAAACACAACCCCTTAAATTTATTCGCACGTGCGGTGAAATGGTCAGAAAATGTTAACCCGCCGTGCACATAAAACAACATCCTGGGACCGTTATCGTCATAACTATACCTTACTTTGTGCAGCGGGTGTTTAGAGTCAACTCCAACATAACCGCATAATGCACCCATAGGGTTTCTGAGAATTCTGCACGGGTACCCGGTTGCTGGATCAACCCACTGAAGTTCATCCGGTTCGTTTTCCCAAGGTCCCGGACCCCCCTCTTTTTTTGAATTCACCACTCTTGCCCTTCTATTTTTTTTATCACATTAAAGAAGGGCATACCGTCTTCGGTATACCGGAAATTTTCAATTTCAAAAAATTCTTTAAAAGAATCCTCTAAAAGTTTCGACAAAATTAAGTGCATAGGGCCCTTTACTTCAATATCCGCAATAAAACTTTTGTCTTCGTTATAGACTAGAATCGGAGCTTCTGTTACGGGAGTACCGCTTATAAGAGCCCTTTGCACTTTTACAATCATTTTAGTTTATCCAGTACTTAAAAAGAACTTTTGGAACATTTGACATTGCGACAGAAAAGGTTGCTAAAGAGGTGGGTTTTTGGTAACACCAGACCTGCTTCAAGTATTCCCCGTGCGCTATCACGCCAAGATTAAACCCTAAAATCAGAACTAACGTTGTCATAACCATTTTATTAACCATAAAATTCTCCTTGACAGAGTTTATACCTCTACTATACAATTATTAATATCGGCTGTCAAAAAATATTTTACAGGTTGCATGGTTAAAAATAAGAAAAAGAAGTTCAAAACCCCGAAATCTCTTAGAGAACAGAAAAAAAATCCGTCATTTTTGGCGATACTCTTGAAAAATTCACGAATAAGGCTCGTTGACTTTTACACAGAAATGGGATGGACACGAAGCCGGGCACACTATTACATGAGACCAGAGTCTTTCCTTCCACCGAAACATCAAAAAGCTTTTCAAAAACATTTTCAACTTCACCCGAGTATTTGGGAAGGGGTGTATCGCTCGTACTCACAGTATCTATTCGATGACTAAAATTCTTGAGTAACTTCCAACGATCCGTAAGTGTGACGGCCTTCTTGCCCCTTGAATTCCTCTGTTATATATTTATAGACATATGATATCTTTGTTTTCTTATATCTCGCAGAAATTCCGGCTAGTCCCGTTGCAACAAACCAATTTGAGTCAACGGAATAAACCTCATCGTGAAATACTCTCCCGTCAAGAAAAGTATTCCATAGCACGGCGCTGCCTCGAATCCCTGCACGAAGAGTCAGCTCCCAATCCGGAAGAAAAAACCCTCTCCGAACATCAAGCCCAAGAGATGCTGAATCAATTACATTACCAACTCGGAGAGCGTATGTTGGATTTAATGATACACCACCTACGAGGGACTCATGGAAAGAAAGAAAGGACTTTCTATATTCGAGTTCGAGCGCAACCTCTGACGGATTTTGAGTATGCCATCCAGATGGAGGTGCCCCAAGATTTAAGTCGTTGTGAACGAACTTCTGAAGACGCCCTGTTTTCGATGCCTCCCCCAAAGCCCCGAGACGTGCAATAAAATCTTGGGCTTTTTCTGCGTTGCCTCTTCTATAACTTGTCTCTGCATACGTGTAGCCGTCCCACGGACGATCCCCTTCGGGTATTTCGGATGAACGTATATTTTTAGGAGTGTACATCTCGTTCCCAAGAGCAAACCCCCAAGCATTGTTATGCTGATACTGAAGTCTGAAGTTGTTTGTAAGCCACTGGTCGGTAGAAATAGGAGAAGCTACATCGTTTTCCCAAAGTAAAGATGCCTGTCGTGGTTTGAAGAATTCTTGCGCATAAAGAGTTGAGGCGCTACTTAAAGCAACAGCTACGGCGATAAGAATTCTGTTGAAATGAATTCTAACGTAAGACCTACCCAATACAAGGCTCCTACAATTACCCAAAATCCGAAAATTACTCCTAAAATATCCCATATAAACTGAGAAACCCTTAGTATATAACCTTTAATTATTTCCATTAACTCTCCGTCTCCTCTTCACTCTTCTTAATAGCTTTATCGAATCTTTTTCTCAGGGAGTCAGGAAGCGACTCTGAAACAAAATCCACTACACGAGTTCCCTCAGGAACAAAACGCTCAAAAAACTCTTCTTGTTCCTGCTTAAAATCCCGATCGTCATCCTCAAGATATTCCAAAATATCTTCTACTCCGTCCTCTTTCTGCTCTTCATAATCTTTTAACTGCTCAAAGCCTCTTTCATCACGAATAGCTTTTTCAATATCCTCTCGTCTAATTTCTAAACGTTCTAGAGGTCTTTTGTCATCTCTTTTCCTGTCTTTTTCTATGTCCACGTCAACTCCTCCTGTCTACAGTATAATTTTTTTCAGATTCTAAGATCGTATCTAGAAATTACTTCTGTACTGTTTTCCGGTACAGCTTGAAAACGCTCATTAATTGCATGAATAAACTTTCTAGCTGAATTTTCCCATGTAAATTCGCTTGCGGTTTTTAAGCCTCCTTCAATAATCCGTAAACGCAAGTATTTATCGCGCAATAGTCTGCATATTGCAGTTTGAAGGGCTTCAGAGTCTTTAATAGGGACTACTAAAGCGTTCACCTCATTTTCTACATACATAGCACTCCCGCCGTCTGAAGTAATAACTACTGGAACTCCGCAAGCCATGGCTTCTAGTGCCATATTATTGAACCCTTCATGCCAGCAGGCCGATACGAACACTCTGCAAGATGATATAGCTTTTGCCAAGTGCTTTTGATGCAGCGGAGAGCTTCCGAGTTTGAGAAGAGAAAATCCTTCAGACGCTTTTTCTATATCTGAGGTCCCCTTCCACGCTCTTTTAGACCCTGAGCACCCTACATCGTATTCTTTTTTTACCTTACACGGGTAAAACATTCTTAAATTCACCCCTCCTGGTACAATAGCATCTATAGTTATTTCAGAAGTGTGCTCCGCTAGCCTGTCTTCTGTCCATTTTGAATTTGCAAGATAGAGCCTGTTTAGACCGCTTCCAAAAAAAGAATCAAACCCTTTAATTCTTGTCCGGTACAAATGATACGCACCTAGGTAAAAACAAACTAAAAGTTTACACTTTGTTTTTACCGCTTCGTCTGAAGTATCTGAATCAGACGTTATTACTATATCAAATTTCTTTTTTTGAGCTTCCGCGTATGTGAGCGGAGTTGCGCGCATCGGAAGCCATCCGGGAGAATCTCCTTTTGGCGTTGCTACGTAACAATCAGAAAAGTTTTTAGACATAAAGAAATTAGTCATTTCAATAGTTCTTCTGATACCTCCTACAGCGCCCATATGAGGCTGAAACCAGCATAGAGTAAGAGGGGCATCGGAGTAGTTAAATCTCTCTTCAGGAAGAGTTCTAAAAGTTAAAATATTATTAGCGGCCCAGGTTCGTGTAATTTTTAATTCTTCATTTAAGTTCATGGCTGTAAAGTCCTTTACGATTTTATCACTTCCGTAGATGCCTCGTAAAACCTTTTGCGACTTAGACGATTCTAATTTCCTCCTTGCATGACCAAAAGACTGGCTCTTTTCATGCCAGACATAACAATTATCGGCTACCCGGATACTCCACCCCGCATTTCTAGCCCGTAAAATAAAATCATCTTCTTCCCCGTAGCCTCTTGGAAAATGTTTTTCATCAAAATTTCCGATACTTTCAAAAACTTCAGCTCTTATGAGCATGCAGAACCCATTTAAAAATGCTACTTCGGGGAAAAATTCTAAACTATGGCGGGCTAAAAGTTTTTCATACTCCCCTGGGAGGCACCCTCCTGGAATACTGTTAACGCTCCAACTTCGGTATCCTCTTCTATTTTCAGGTATAGATTGCCAACCTGCCGCGTTAGAAAGCGGACCTACGATTCCAGTTTTAGGGAATGCAAGCAGCACTTGAAGCATCCTGGAAAGAGTACCGCTCGTAAGGACAGTGTCTGAATTAAGAGTTAGTACAAACTTTGCTTCTGATTCTGTTAAAGCAAGATTTAGTGCTTTAGTGTACCCTTGAGGTTTTGAGTTTATGAGATGTTTTCTAACCGGAAAATCAACCAAAGCGCCGTTTAAAACCGCTTTGGTCTCTATAGAGCTTCCGTCATCTACGAGTATCAGGTTCCAATTTCTAAGATTAATATCGTTTAAAGACTGCAAGCACTTTCTCGTGCATTCAGGAGCGTTATGGACACAAACGATTATGTCTATTGCAGGAAATACTTTAGGTATTTCTTCTTTCATTACATATTTTTTTGAATCTAAAAATGTTTTTGGAAAATAAGACCTCATCTCAATTAAGATTATCTTCTTCAAACTTTCGATAAAACTTAGATACTTCCCTCGGTATTTAATGGGATGTTTCTTCTTTCATAACACCTTCCTTGTATTCACAGAGTTCTGCATAGAGAACGGAAAGATGGTCAAAAAGATTTTTTTCAGCTTCAGGTTCAGCTTCAGGGTCAGTTTTACTACCCCTCTCTATTAAAGCACTAATAATAGAATGGTACATTCGCATTGCTCCTGCAAAGTATACTTTGCGCATTATTCGGAGCTGGAAATCCTGAAGTTCCTGACTCGCATTTACTAGTTTAAGGTAAGTCCATCCGGCTTCAATAAATTTGTTTTTATTCTCTAATTCAGAACAGAGAAGATTTATTTCATCCCTTGTCATTTCCTTTTCCACGTTACAATCCCTATAAAAAGTACTTTCCGGCAGTCCTTTGAAGTACTGCCAGAAAGATTATAATAATTATTTTTGAACTTTTGGAAGATCAAACTCTATAAACCCGCCATCTACAACAGATTGCATGTTGAAAAAAGGCTGCATGTTTTCCGGGTACGGTTCTACTTCGGAAAAGTCACCGGATTTTAGTGCATCCGCATACCTTCCTGTATCAGCAATCCAGGCTGCATCCTTCAGATTCACAAAGTCCCCATTAACGGAGACTATTTCTCCTGTCAGATAGTTGGTTACCGTCCTGACAAAAACTTTTTGTCCGACTTGAAATTGTTGTACACATTCTTCTTTAGTCATTTTTACATTCTCCATTTTTTTGTTAATACAGTAGATTCACTCTTCTGCATACTGAAGTATTTATCCCGATTTGTCCCCTTTTATGGCTCAGAGGATCCCGACCTCCCATACTCTCCTGACCGTGCCTCCGATACCGATAATGACTGTGGGCCTGAATACGATCGTTTGGCCCATGAACATACCCCTGTCTTCGATTTCGAAAGGGAACTGTTACATGTCTCTTGAGACTCTGAGGATGCCGATGAAAACGATCCTGATCGTTTCCTAGATTGTAACTCTGATCTTGACTGTGACCGCTGCCGGAAATGCGGCATTAATATAGGGACATCATAAGTTGCCCCTACGTATAGAAAAGTTATTTTCATTTCACTCTACTCCTTGACCACGATTGAGATCGTGAATGTGACCATGACCAGGATCTCATCCATGACCATGTCCATGCTCTTGGACGTGATAAAGAGTGTGATCCGAACCGTAATCGTGCCCGTGATCGTGACCTCACCCGTCTCCTCGATTCTGAGGATGCCCGTGATTTTGACACGATATGGGGCCGGTAATTAAGCAGACTGGAACTTGAATAAGTAATTTTCATATCGATTTACTCCTCGACCACGACAGTAACCCTAACCCTGACTCTGACCGCGACTCTGACCATGACCATGATCGTGACCGTGACTCTGACCATGAGTGTGCCCATGACCATGATCGTGACCGTGACCCTGACGCTGCCAATGATCTTGATCGTGACTCTGACCATGATCGTGAGAAACCTGGCGATAGACTGCAACGGACAGGGAAAAGCCCTCGGAGAAGTGACCCTGATCGTGACAATGATCGTGATAATGATCGTGACTGTGATGCATAGTGGTAAACACATGCACTAAGAAAAGTAATTTTCATCCCGATCTGCTCCTTGCGCCTGCCCAAGACCGGAAATGTGATTGGAATCGAGCCCGGGACCGGGAATATTCCCACGGCCCTGACCGTGCCCCTGACCAAGACTTCCACCGGAATGGTGCAAACTTGGACGGAGACCGGGACCGTGCCTGCAAACAGAGCCACGGAAGTATCCCATACCGGGACCAGGAATAAGATCTCGATCTATACGGGCAAATACCTGCATTAAGAAAAGTAATTTTCATTCCGGTTTTTCTCTGTTATCTATGACCGTGCCCGTCCCCATGGCCGTGCCCGTGACCATGACCGTATCAATGAAAATGACCGTGATCGTGAACATGATTTTGCCCATGACCCTGATCGAGATCCTGATACTGATACTGATCTTAATTTTAATGCCGCACTAAGAAAAGTAATTTTCATTATGTAATTCTCCAAACCCGGTATCCGGTTTGATCGGGAAGAGCATTTTCTCTTTTAGGTATAGGGATTTTTTTATCTATTTTAATCATAGAGTATAGTGTACAAGAAAATTTTACCTATTGTCAAAAAGAATTTTGAAGTCTTTTGCCCTCTCTATTACCGCTAGTTCAATCCTCCGGTCGATACTTCTTTCTACGGGCATCCAATACACAATAACATTACGGGTCTGGCCGATTCTGTGAAGCCTATCTACCGCTTGTATAATTACAGAAGGTGACCAGTCTATTTCTGCCAAAAACGCCATCCGGGCCCGGGTAAGCGTCACGCCCAAACCCCCTGCCCGTATCTGAATATAGAGTAAGTCTATTTTTCCGCTTTGAAAGTCTTCCACATACATGTTACGCAATTTATCCGGAGTACCGCCTTGAATTATTTCCGGAGAAAGGTCTTTTGTTTTACCGGCTAATTGGGTTACAAAATCACGGTGGTAATAAAACACAATTAACGGTTCACCGTTATCAACCACAGTAGAGCGGATGAACTCTTCTACATGTTTTAATTTCTTTAGACCTTGGGCTTTTCTTATAGACGCTATATGGGTAGGTACGGGTATATCCTCTTTTCCGGATTCAATTCCGTTAACTATTTTCTTTACCTGCTCTTCCAGTCTCTTCTTCTCTTCTGCTTTTGTAGGAGGTTTTACAGCTAATTCTGAAGGTAGAGGTATTTCAACAAACTGCTTTTCCGGCAACTGTTTTAACACTTGATCTTTTGTGTAGCGGACCAGCACAGTATCACGAAGAAAGCGTTTTAACTTTTTCCCGTTCTTTATCCCTTCATATTTTACCGCCCATGGGGTTCGTACCGGATTTGAAAACTCTTCAGCAAAATCCCAGAAGTTTGTAAATACGGAAGGGAGCATTGCATGCAATGGCGTGTACAGGTCTGTTACATGCACTGTACATGGAGTTCCAGACATCAGCAGGCGGTACTTTGAGTTTTTAAAATAATGGTTAAAACAAACTTTCGAACGTTTGGATTTTCTGTTTTTAATTAAATGCGCTTCATCAAAAACCACTAGATCAAACGGAGCCAATTTCAATATCTGATCCCGGATTGAGTTATCCGGTTTTGGATTCCCGTGCTTATCCCTCTTACGCGCCGATGGAGTCGCTAAATCGTAACTCGTTATAACCACATACTTTGCCCGGTTTCTCAGCGGTGTGAGAATTTCTTTAACCCTCCGGGATGTCGAGAGAACTGCAAAAATATCAAATTCCTCTTCTGTGAACGTTTTACTCCATGCTACTATCTCGTTTCTCCAGACAAGTCTCATTAAGGCCGGGCATACTACAAGAATTTTTTTGACATTCAACATGTCGGCAAGTACAACCGCTGTTGGAGTTTTTCCAAGTCCCATGTCATTAGCTAAATACGCCGATCTGGTTTGCATGTGTTTTGAAATTTTCCGGAGAGTCGGAGTGCCGCCTTTAAAAAATCTCATTATTTCTTTTATAGATTTTTTCTGGAACGGCTTCAGTTTCAGGTTTTTTTCTTCTTTTAACTCCATTTTTCCTCACAAAAAAGGCCCTTCAGTTTTTCAACCAAAGGGCCTTAACCAACAAACTTTCGAACAGACGTTCAAATGTATATTCGAGAAATATGTAACAAGGGCATTATGACGTGCGATAAGGAATGTGTCAAAGTTTTTCTTTCTTATTTCGGAATCCGGACTCCTGATAGCCTGCTTACTTTTGGGTGGGAAGACTCTGTAAGTCAAAAATTTTTGCCGGGATTTGCGTCCGGTATTTGCACCCGGAAGGAGGTTTTCCCTGCGTATAAGAAAATTCTATCCGTTTACTCAGGCTCTCTGCCTGATTTCCTGCCGTGCCTGCATATAACCCTGAATGAAACTAAATTAAGCTCCAGCGGGACGTTCCGGTCTACAAAAGATATCAGCTCTGCCCGTGTTCTGTGCGTAGATGTTGACAGGGAACTTGACAGGTCCGAAGCCGCCTCAATCCGAGATAAAATCCGCGCATCTCTAGTAGTTGAGTCTTCTCCTGGACGGTACCATTTCTATCTTCGGCTTGCTCCCGGAATGAATTTAGAACGATGGAGTCAACTCCAGCTTGGACTCGCGTGTTCTGTAGACGGAGATTTGGGTCGTAGTCATGTTACCTCTACTATTAGAGTTGCAGGATTTGAACGGCTTTGTAAATCAGGAGCCCGGTTTGTACCGAGAGTTGTTTACCGTGAGCGGGAACCTGAGGAGTGGGCAGAAAAAGAGTTACTGAGTGAGCTGGAATGGTTACGTGAAGCCATAGAGAAAGGACTGTCTGCAAAAAGAGAACACTTTCAACGAATTATCGCAGATGCCCGGAAGTATAAGAGTTCAGGAACAAGTGGCGGAACAGGCGGAGGCGGAGGCCCTTTAGAAGGTCCCCTAGGCAGAAACTCTGCCCTCTACTTTGCCGTTTCTGACTTTGTTGCAACCTCCGGAGCCGCTGAAGAAGAGGCGCTTGAGTACTCGACATCTTTAAATTCCCGCTTTGAAGAGCCCTTAACAGATCGGGAGGTCGAAAGCGTAGTTTTTAGAGCATGGAAGAAAGGAATTAGTAAATACGAACGGCTGAAACTTAAGCTTGATTCAGAACTTAAAGTATTGGAAAGCTCTTCATCCGCTTCTGATCCTAATTTTTCGCTTGACAGCGCTCTTCCTTCTGCCAACGGTCACGGAAAGCCTGTTCCTCTGGAATTGAGGAAATCTCTGCTAAAAAGACTTCCAAAAAACATAGTAGAGAGCCTTTCCTATACTGCTAAAGCCCTGATATCGGATGAGGAAAGGTGGTTAAATGCTTTCCAAATTATAGACCGGGCTATTGCGAGCAGGGATACCAGGATCTTGGCTAAATTCCTGAAAGCCGGGTTGGAAGAATTCGGAGGTCGCTATACAGCATCCGGAGCACTTAGTCTCTTTATCAGGGGAATCAATCGTTGGGGCCGGGAAGTGTTCCACGTGGAACACATATCCCGCGAGCAATTTGAAGGACTTACCTCCAACCTGTTGCTAGAGATGCAAAGGAGAGGCCAAGAAATAGGAAAAGCGGTTAAGGAAAGGCTTAAAGAAAGGGATAAAAATTCTAAAGGGTTCGAGAGGGTAGCTATTAGACTTTCTGAAGCCCCCTTCCGGGATACGTTTGTTAATCAAGTCTCCCGTAAACTTGTCAGCGAAGTATCCATAGCTCCTGAAACGGAAATACAACCCCCATGGTTAATAGTATTTCAAGATGGAGTTCTCGATGTGCGCTCCGGAACTTTTGCAGCCGATAATCTAGCCCCTCTACGGTTTTCTAATCCTATTGCTTGCAGATACCTGGATATAGTGCCGTGTGCTGATTCCTCTCCTGATTCTGAATCTTCTCCCCCTTATTCCTCTATATCAACCCCGGTATTTGATAAATACCTGGTTGACTGGTTCGGGTCAGAAGATGAATCTATTCGGAAGTTTATGCTGAAATGGTACGGTTATTGCATGACTACTGACACTGCTCAGCAATCATTCTGTTTCTTCTCGGGTCCGGCAGGTGCGGGAAAGGGATCGGTAGCTCAGATTCTCTGCGGGTTAGTGGGGGATGGTAATTTCTGTTCATTACCGTACGACGGGTTAGAGCGCCCTTTTTCCCTCTCAGCGGCCTCTGGTCGTCTTGTTGTAGTTATCGATGAAGCGGAAGGAGATTCTTTCGAGCACCGAAAACGGATGGCTATGGTGAAAAAGCTAACCGGAGGGGAGGCTATCCAAGTAGAACGCAAATACCGGGATCCCTCTAATGCTGTACTACCCGGTAAGCTAATAATGCAAGCTAATAGAGTTCCCGCGTACTTGGATAGAGGCGGTGCTATCAGCGGCAGGATGCTCCCTGTTGCGTTTTCCAAGTCTTACCGTGCCTCCGGCACGGTAATGGTTAAAATCCCGTCTCAGGTAATTCTTGAAGCGGAAGGGGATGCGATAGGGGTTAAAGCCGCATTAGCCTGGGTAGAAGGGTATGCGGAATTGGTTAAAGGGGTAGATCCTTTCAGAGTCGAGATTCCAAAAAGCAGCGCCCTGAAGCTCGGAATAGTACGAGTTACCAGCACATTTAATATAAGTGATCGGATAATAAAGGAATTTTTAAGGCCATCCGAATCGGCTAAAACGTTCACATCACGGAAAGCACTGTCTGAGCTGTATACTTTTGTTTACGAATGCGCAGGACTGCATGATGAACGGATAAGACGGGAAGATATACCCGAATACTACGCGGAAGTAATAAATACATTCTCTTCCCAGGGAGCGCGTGAAATCAAACGTAGAGGGATCAGAGGAATTTCAAATGTGTATATTTGCGGGAAAAAACTACTTAAAAGTTATCCCGGTTTAGTCGATACTCCCCGGGAGTATATTAATAAATACCCTGAATTGATTAAAGAATTAGGAATAGATAACCCTTCTCATCCTTCCAAGACCTCGACCTCTCCTTATGTTCTTTGACCCCGTTCGTTATGTATGCGAGTCCGCAAAGTGGATAGTTCCTACCCACAAATCGCAAAGACCGGCACGTTCCGATCTTCGGGAAGAAATCCTTGTGCAACTACTTGAAGCGGCCTGTACGGTGAATGGGGTGTCTCCGGTGAGTGTAGACTTGCGGAAAGAATACGTAAGGATGCAAGCGGGATCGATCCTTTCTAACGGAAAGAGGAGTAAAACCGCCATGGTAGAAGAGGTATACTTTAGAACATGGTGTTACGGAGGGGTAGTTTCTGATCGGATAATGGAGTTTTTTCCTTCGTGCGATCCCCGCGTCGTCGAATTCGAGAGTGTGCGTATATTCGGTCCTGTCGAGAGAAGATGGTTTGAAAACGGGTACTTAGGGCTGTGTATAGATACCGTAAAAGTATCCCGGGAATTACGGGAACTATGGATGAGGAAAGGAGGAGCGTTTAAAGGAATGTCAAAAAAAATTGAAAGAGAAAGGTTTGAAAGTGAAGAATTTTTTTCAGGGTGTATAGGAGAGAGTTTTCCTGATATCTTTATTTCTGCTCTTCGAAAGGTTGAGATCCGGGAGGTTGAGGAAGGTTGAGGGGTAATAGACTCAGAATACCCACAGATCGGATCGGATCGTTAGAAGGTCTATCCGATACAAAAAATCAGCCACTTTTTTTTGAAGAATACTGAATAACTCCGGGGGTTTAGGCCAAAAGGGGGGCACGAAATGAATCTTGATTGTTGTATTTTTCGAGGTTAAACTATTAATTTTATTGCCGAAAGTGGGCACTTTACTGCAAACAAGGGGCAGCTGGGGGGCACGAAAAAACGGGTTCGTGCCCCCTCTTTTTTAAAAATGAAATCAATAGTTTAATTTAGAAGGGGGCAGAGGGGGCACGAATGCCTTCTGTTGGAAATAGGGAATAGTAGTATATATTTATATATAGAAAATATATAGAGGAAAAATATATATAAACAATGGGGGGTAGAGGTGCCCCCTTTTGATCTTTTTTAAACTAAACTGCTGATTTTATTCCCGAAAAAAGGGGGCACGAACAAAAAACGCTCGTGCCCCCTCTGCCCCCCCTGAGCGGGGTAAGGTATTGTTTTTATTCCCGAAAAAGGGGGGCAGGTCTGAAATCATTAAGTTTTTTCGATTTTTCGGGGTAATTTATTGCAATCATTATATAAGATGACAAAGTGGTGCCCCCTTTTTTGGTGCCGTTTTTGCATGTCATTGTAATTATTTGATTAATTTTTAAGTGTCCAGAATTATAGGAGAAAAAGACGTGAAAAAACGTGAAAATCTAGAAAAAAAACGTGAAAGTCTAGAAAAACTTTACTTTAGTGAAGCGAGCGATAGATTGGCTAGTGATATTTCAAAAAATATGTGCAAATTACGCAGTGAAGCCACAAACTGCGCAGGGAGGATAGTTGAGATTGGAGTGAGGAGGGGAAGTTCGACGATTGCGCTGCTTCACGGTCTTTCCAAAAAAGAGGATCGGCGAGACACATCTTTAACTTCGTTGGATTTGGTGGAGTGCGAGCGTCAAAATTTATTTTACGAGTCGGCGAAGGAGAATGGAATAAATTTTGACTTTGTTTTGGGAGATTCTCTGGCAGTTGGGATTCCGGATTGTGATTTATTGTTTATAGATTCTTTTCATACTTACGCTCATTTAAGTTTAGAGCTGTATTTGCATCAAAAGAGTGTCAGGCAGTTGATTCTGATACACGATACGGCCTCTGAGTGGCCTCAGAATGGCCATCCAGGGATGTTTGAGGCTGTAGTATCGTTTTTGGAGACTCCAGGCATACCGTGGAAACTGAGGGACCATACGGATGTCGGGCATGGGCTGTCTGTATTAGAGCGAATTAGATCGAATCAGAGATTTGAAAACTATTTGTCAGAGACTTCGGAGAGAATTTTCCGATCCGTTGTAAATTCAGAACGCAGTTTGTATGAGATGGCGAAAAAGAACAACCGGCCCGAAATATGGAATGAGTATCTCAAGAATGTGCAAGAGAGGTTCAGAGAAATGAAAAACCCCGGCATCTAAAGAGCATGCCGGGGAAAATTAGGCGGGGGGGGGTAAAGATCAGTCAGCTAGAAATGGCTTGGTCTGTACGTAAAGACAGTCGATCGCTTTTATGACGAGCTCGGCGGGATCGAGATCAAAATACTCGCTAAGAGTATTGACCTGTTTTTTGTACAGTGCAAAATGAGGGGACTCTGAAGATTCAGCCGGTTTTTCAAGCAGCTCTATTTTTGCTTGAAATTCTGATTTTACGAATTTGCGGGTAAAATCGTTATCTGAATTTTTCCAAACTTGTTTGTTCGCGTCATACTGCCAAAAAAATGATTTTAGAGTGTCCCGTATTTTCTGCTCAGGTTTTCGATTGAATTTTAGCTCGATAATATTACCGCTTTCTTGAGACACGAAAAATATATCGACGATCAGAGGTTGTACGTACATCCCAGCGTTTAAACGCGGGATATCTTTTTTCTCATGCTTATTTTTTCCGTTTTGTAATTTTGCGCTTTGCTGCTGCAATGCGTCCAGAAATGATGTGCTCATTTTATTCTCCCAAATGTTTGTTGTTTACAAAATAGCTATTCGCTATTTTAGAGAGCGCTCGTTCGAGCGCTCAAAAAATATCGATTAGCACATAGCGAGAGCACCGGAGAATGCACGTGCGTTTAACCGCGCACTGTCTCCGAAATATTGCCCGTTTAGCCGGGAGTCAATTGATCGTCCGTGATCGTGAGTGACATATTCACTGATTGCATTGTACGCTTGCCATGCTGTTCCGCGCATTGCAGGAACGAGATCTAATCCACGTTGCTGATCGAGGAGATCAATAACGTGCTGTATTTTATTTACGGTCACTGTTGGCGGGTTTGCGCGCTCCTCGGCTGTTTTTTCAGCTAGAAAAACATTTGCGATATAATCAATTTGTTGTTTGCGCGAAACTTTTGATTTTGCGAGATGCTGCATTGCTTCGACGTCTTTGCGAAATCCTGCAAGTTCTGCTGCAAGGGTTTCTTGAGCATCTGCTAATTTTTCCCGCATATTTTTTGTATGACGGATTTTTATGTGTTTTTGTCCGTCCCGCAATGACATTGCGAGAGTGTTGGCGCAAACGACACGTATTCCTGTGCCCTTACATCCGAGCGCAAGGGATCCGTCAAACGAGGCATGCAAGAGCCAGTACCCGCGTACAGGATCTCCCGGTAAAATGTCTGCATCCGCGTTTTTAAGTTTAGCTAAAATTGCAATGCGTTTTCCTCCCCGTAGTGCCATCCCTGTTTCTAAGTTAATGATTCCAGCGTCAATGTAAGGCTCGAATGCGCGAAAGTGCTCTTCAGGCTGAAGAACTTCGTAGTTTTCACCGACATGTCCTAAATACTCACCGCTTGATCTGTACATACCGTAGGATCCTGGAGCATCCGCGATTGCATTGTCTCCGAGAAACCCTTGTAGCGGTACTTTGTGTACGGTTCCAGGGTATGCAAGTTTCCATGCTTCGGCTGGGGTTGGCGCGTCAGACAGTGTTACTCCGAGCCCGTGCCAAGCAGGTTTTTCGACAAAAAACGCCTGATTGTCAGTTATTTCGTGTGCCATTGTTTTTTTCCTTTTTGTTGGTTAAAAATAAATATTTAGTCTACTTAGAGTGTTTCATAAGATCGTCTGCAATTTTTTGTGTGTCCCATCGGTAGATTGGAAGATCATATGCAAGCTGATTTTTAAACCTTCCTTCCAGATCAATCCAAAAATCCACATTTCCGATACGTGCAAAAATTACAGTAATGTTGTCGAGTATAATTAGATCGCCAATTTCTGCTAATGCAGTGCGAACCAGAGACGTGAAATGTGCGTTAATTTCTGATTTTGAAATAGTTTCTGTTTTCATGAGACTTTTTTTCTCCTAATTTTTTGAATAATTTTTTAGGAAATTAGGTGCTGTTGACAATATCTCGATTTCGTCAAAATAGATATATGTGCGAAATTTGCGTCCCGCTTCAAGCACTACGAACGCCTCAATTTCTTCGCGTACGCCTAAAATTATCCATTCGCGTTTGAGAAATGTAATAATTTTGAAAATTGAAGGTGACAGTTTTTCAGTGATATTTTGTGTATCCATCTTATTCTCCTAATTTTTTTTGTATGATGATCATGCGAATGACAGTTCCCAGCTTTGCAGATGTGCGCACGATGCGCACACACGTCCTGATATACCTGATGAATCTGTACGAGAGTGTTGCGCCCTTGCGCCGCCACACTCATCACAAGACTTTGACGCTGTCTCAGTGCTCGTCGTGTAGCCAAATCGCACTGATCTGCCTGCTAGTTCTCCAAATTTTGAGACAAATGGCTTGCTAACTGCGTAGATATAAACATCTTTTGTCGATCCGTTTTTCAGCCTCACTGTCACATGCGTGTGAGGTTTTATTTCTGACGCTAATCCGATGACATCATAATTCCCTGTTTTTTTGTTTTTCGAGAACGTGCTCATTTTATTCTCCTGATTTTTTTGTACGTTGAGAGAGCGTAATCAGAATTTGTGATTGCTATCACTCTATTGTATATATGTATCGTACAATTTATACAAACGCTTCACTCTATTCGTCACAATTTAATCGTACTGATCTAAATTACGCAATATTCGTAATTATGAGAGAGCGACAAATGGGAGCCACAGAGCTAATTTTAGCGCATATAATACTGTCTCAGAGGCTGTGAGGTTGTTAGATCACGAGAATTAGTATTCTCATCACGTATAGCTGTAATTTTACGCTTGTGTGTGCTGAGAGATTTGGACGTAATTTTGCAGGGGATTTATTTTTCTAAAGGAATCTCTTATTTCGCGTTTGCTACTCGGGTGCGAGTTTTTCGCAGGCCCCCCTCTTGAATATAGTACTAGCGCCCGTATACACAAAGAAGCGAAAGAAGCGAAAGGAGCTGTACAAAAAAGTAGCGCCCCATATACACAACGAAGCGAAAGAAGCGAAAGGAGCTGTACAAAAAAGGAGGTATTGAATGTGCTCTTTATACAGCAGGGACAAAAGTTTCCCGGAGGTATATAATAAATTTTTACACTACTTAGGAGAAATATATGGAAGGTGAAAATAAACTGTACTTAGGTGATTCAGTTTACGTGCAGATAGTAAATGGAACTATTTTACTGACTACAGAAAACGGAATGCCTTACGATCCTAGTAATAAAATTTATTTGGAGCTTGAAGTTTTTGATGCGCTTGAAAAATACGTAAAACGCTTAAAAGAAAAATCTTGATAGGCTGTCCAAGCTGTTTTATACTATAGGTATGCTAATAAATCCGGTTGACACACGTTATAAAGTAGGTTCTAGAACGCACTCAAAAAAAGCAAGAGCTTTTTATGACGCCGTAACAAGCGCAATAAGAAGATGGGAAAAAACATACGTTGTTGATACTATGGCTAAGCCCGGCTACCCTGAAATGTGGGAGTTCGATTTAAGAGGGAACATAAAGGTAGTAAAATATGCCGAAAAAGTACAGGAAAAGGAGAAAAGAAGCGGAATCAAAGTATAGTGTGGAAGTACTGGATCCGGAAGAAGAGGAGAATTTTCCTGTCCAGCATATAGTTCCGCCTTCTTTAAAGGAAATTACTCCTGATACATCCTATCAGGATCACGTCAGGGAAGATGCAAGGCATACTCACTACGTTCTTTCAAGGCTGTATTTAAGCTGGGATCAACCTCTTGACTTGCAGGATACATGCCGTTTGGCTCTTACAACCGCAAAGATGCTGCAAGTAAGAAGGGATGTTCTAAACAGGCAGTATGGCTATCTTCGTGGTGATAAAAACTCAGAGGTAATTATACCTCCGTTGGAGTAATGTTTGCAGAGTTTCCTGATAAGACTTTAGAAGAGGCTGCTTTTTATGTTCCAAATGTTCTTCCGGTAACTATGGTGTCTCCGGGAGAGTATTTTACATGTTTTCATATATCCCGCTTAACCAGAACTTCTCAAAAAGAACTTATAGACCGGGCAAAGCATGCTTGTTTGCTGCATGCAGTAAAGGTAACAGATGGCCTTGTATATTTCCATCCGCAAGGACTTCAATTTTATCTTCAACATCACTTTAAAAAGGAGTTAGATAATATCTTCAAGCCGGGGAAGGCTCTCAAGTCCCGTAGAAAAATCAGATGAAGGCATTCCTGAGTCTGCATGATTTTCTTGTACAGCTTCCGCAGTTTGCAGAGTCTGGAGATGCACAAAATACTTCTCCGATTCAAAACTGTCTGCTTCTTTTATTTCCCTTTTTTGCCCCGGAACAAAGCCGTACCTGAGTTTTGCCGCCTGCAAAGCCAGCGCAGCGGAATCGGCCTCATCCGGGCTCTTGGCGAGGGAGGGGAGTATAGCTCCCATTCTTTTCCGGTACTCTACTTTTGATTCAAGTGTTCTCTTGGTTCCTTTTACCTCTACAAGCCTTGAGGTAAGTTGCCGCATGGCCGTAAGGTCCAGCCCTCGTATTTGGTCGTGGGTAATGAACTCCCGGAAGTCGGTCCAGAGTTCTAAGGTAGTTTTTATAGTTACATCGAAACTGTCCGTTCCCTGCCGCCCAAACTTTACGCTGTATATTTTGAAGGGCTCCTCTATAGTTCCCGCAGTGAGTCGAAGTACTTCTCCGAGGGCTCTTCCCTGTCCGTTGCAGTCTATCGCCAGGTCGCTTAAACTCATATTGAAACGATCCATTATTTTTAAAACCCCTTTAGCGATCTGTTTTTCAACCGATTCTTTTTTCTTAGCGTTTATATCTATTCTAAAGAGTAAGTCTTCTCCCCGGTAGTCCATTACTATATTTCCGGCTATGTCTTGTCCGAGTACCGCTAAGCGAAGTATGCAACTGTCTCCCCCTGAACTGAAGGCAGGATCTAACCCTCCTACAACATGGAGTTGATGCAGCCCTGACCAATGGGCTGTTTTTCTTACTCCGTATTCCGCAAGAAAGGACTCGCTTATAACGGTTTCATCCGATGCATCTCCTGCCCAAAACCCCAGAATAAACCTGTAAAAGCTTTCACTGCCTTCCCCGTAGGTAATTTTTGCCTCCTCAATTCCTGAGCGGTTTATGAGAAATTTTTCTAACTCAATTTTTCGGGAAGGATCTTTTTCCCGTATTGCCGGGGAGTCGTAGCAAGAAAAGAAAAGGCACACCCCGTTTTTTTGAGTTGTTCTCCATTTGGTCATGGTTTTGGGGTCGACCGAATTCCATCCGTCTTCCGGTGTACTGAGAGATCCATGAAGATCGAATTTGGATAGACTGTTTCCGATAATAGCGCACTGAAAGAACTCTTGGTTTCCTTCCAGGTTAGGTACGGCTCCGAGGATGGAGACCGGAAGGTCGGGTCCTTCATCGAGAATAAGCATCAAACCCTTCTTAGGGTGGCGTCCGATCCAGTTAGAGATAGCAGTTGCGTCATCCCCTTTTTTTGCGGCTACTGCAAATATCCCATGTATAGTGTCCTCCCGGTTATAAAGGACTTTAGGGGGTTTTCCTCTGAAATAGGTATGCTGTAACGGGAGAGTCATCTCTTGTCTTAAATTAGAGAGGTACCCCCATATTCTTCCCGATAAGCTGTCCAGCGTAGTGGAAGCTATAACAACGGCGCGGTTGGAGGGGTTAGCAAGCCAGAAAAGCCATGCTATTTTGGCATAGTCGAAACTATTGTGAGTAACTATATAGTCATCAGTAATATAAAGGCCGTTAGGATTAGAAACTGTAATACATTGACAGTTCTCTTGCCCAACTTTTTTTATTGAAGCAATTATTTTTCTTTTTTTCCTAATGCTTTGGAATAAAGATATATAAAGAGACCACGAGTCTGTACAAAATATTTTTTCTTTTTTAGAATTTCTATAATATGTTTTTTTAGGACCGTTGCAAGTTGCATGGAACCCTAGACCTCTTGCAAGGTCTAAACACTGAAAAGCAAGTTCTTTGTTACTGAGTTGCAGCCTCCAACTTTTAGAGTTTTTATAGAAGTGCCCATCCGCATCAAGAATCCCGAAAAGAAGTTCTTTTCTTATTTGAGGGGCAGCGTATAAATATTCTTTAGGAATAGTTTTTTCAGTGCTCTTTTTATCTTTTAATTCCGGGTAACTCCTAATAATACCGCGTAAACCTCTAAAACGAATTATGAAGCAATTTCGATTTTTATGTTTAGTTACTGTGCAGTTTGGCCACAAGGATGCAAGTCGTTGTGCCAGTGTTTTAGTAGGGGTTATTACGGTTACACTTGCTCCAGACGTACAGTTTCCATTTCCAATGAAGTAACCCAGTAACCAGGGGGAGACAGGGAGCGGAGTATGCACCCCTGTTACTTCTACAGGGTAAGAGGTTGAAAGATTTCTTTTAATATATTTAAGGCACTCAGATGTGGTGTATAGGTGTTTTTTTCCGTTACTACGATCACGCTGTTTTTTACTTTGAACTTCCCATAAGTGATCTTCCGTAGTATAAGTTGTACTTCCGTCGGAAAAAGATACCTTATAGATATCTTTAACTCCTTGAGGGTGAATGGCAGTTACAAACTGAATTCCTCCTTTTGTGTCGCAAATCATGTCCCCTTCTTTTAGAGACCCTATAGTAATCCATCCAGAAGGTCCTCTGACTTTGGCCCATAAAGGTTGGGCCTTTGCGGTAGATGCGCCTCCCGCTAAGCTGATATAGGTCCAATTCTCACAGTGGGTGTAGAAGCGCCTCTCTGTCCAGTCATGCCAGAGAGTATTAGGCCAGAGGTAATCATGCATGGCTTTGAAGTGCAGATACCGTATATCAGGATTGCCGGAAGTTCTGTATAGTTTGGAGTGAATAGCGAAAGGGTGCGTTATGGGAAACTTTTCGCCGTATACTGAAACATACTCTATTTCATAAGGTAAATTTCCGTCGTCAGGGTCAACTTTTTCTTTTACAAGTTCCCATGACTCCTCTTTTCGTATAAGTTCTCTATACCCGGTTATTACTTTAGATTTGGACATTTCCGTTTATGTTTAAGCAATTAAAGCCTTTTCAAGCTCCGAGAGCGTTTGTTTTTACCGACCCCGATACGAATTTCCGCTTTAGAGCGAAAACGAAAAAAGAATTAATACAGAGAATAGTAGCATACAGGGATCAGAACAACCTGGAACCTTTAGAAGAGCTTGGAATTGTACTAGAAAACTATTGGTGCTCTCTTCCGAGGAACCAGGGAAGATGCGAGCCTGTAAAAGAGTTAAAACGAGGGGTGATGGGCTATTTAAAAGGAGGGTTCGTTTTAGCAAAGAACCTTTGGTACGGCGATAAGAATATGGTATCCCCGAAAGAAGCGGATAGGCGCGGGGTAATATGCCTTACATGCATACATAACAGGTTTCCCGATAAGAAAGCTTACCAGCGGTGGGCCGATGAGATTGCAGTTCATTCGATAGGAAAAAAAAGAAGTACATACCATGACGCCTTGGGAAATTGTGAGGTATGTTCATGCCCTCTTAGAGCAAAAGTGTGGTACGGAGGGGAAATTACTCTTACCAAGCAAGAAAGAAGACAAATGCAAAAAGTTAATTGCTGGCAAATAGAAGCGGAAAGAACCCAGAAAACAAAGGCATCCGGGGATGATCTTACTTTAGAAGAGGCCCATGGTTGAAAGTATCAGCGGGGGAGAAGTAGCAGGGGGGAGTTCTGGATTTTTAAGAGGTCAACTTACTCTTAACAATAGTGACATTCTAAAAGCCCCTAAGAATATTATTCCGACGGTTCAGGCGGCTCATGCAATTTATTGGAAGTACCGCCAAGATCATTTAAAACGAATTGCTCTTTATGCGCAAATAGAAGGGCTTCTTTCTGGGAACCCTCCGTATAATCCGGTAGAGCTGTCAAAGCAGGGTCTATCGCACATTGCTAATTTTAATACACTAGAAGCCAGGTCTCAGTATGAAAGATCAGCTCTTTCATATTGGAATCTTCTAAACGAAGCGGAAACTATCTGTAAGTTTGAATTATTCTTGCCCGATGTTTCTCAAGCCATGGGCTGGGCATCTACTATGTCCCTTGAATGGGATAGGGTAGTCAGATTATGGCCGAGCTTTACTACTCAGGTGAACCAGTTAACATCTCAAATTGTTAAATTTGGTCTTTCCCCGGTTCTTTGGACGGATGAACGGGACTGGAGATGGAAAACAATAGAGCTTTCCCGTTTTTACGTGCAGGACCAGGCTCTTTCTGATATCTCACAGCTTACTGTTGTATGTGTAGAATCAATTTTCACGGCGCAGTACCTTTTTGAAGTTTACACGCATTATAAGGATAAAAAAGAAAATACTCCTTGGGATCCGGAAGCTCTTTCTACGTTGCTTCTTTTCTACGCCAATACCTGGGCGAAGAATACCCAAATGGGAGAGTTTACTGACTTGATGGATCTTCAGAGAAGACTTCAAAACGGAGACCTTGCCTGGGATACAATTTTCTCAGACGGAATTAGACTTGTTTCGATGCTAAACCAGGAATATGACGGGAAAATCACCCATTCCATATTCCACCGAACATTCACTACTACCGAGTTTCTATACTTCGCCGATAGGCAGTATGAATGCCTTTCTGATGCGATGATGATATTCACTGCATCGGCAGGGGAATTTACACTGCATTCCAACAGAGGGTTAGGGCATAAGATTCTCTCCGCTTCGCAAGCTATGATGCGTTTAGACTGTTCCATTGTCGATATGTCGAGAATGGCATCGACTCCTTTAATTAGAGGTATATCCACCGGAAGCAGGGATTTTAAGGCTATTCGTTTTCTTCCCGGAGTAGCCACGGATATAGGAACTGCCGAGTTTATTCAGAATCAACTGGGTGCAAATATCGAACAGCTTGTTGGGGCATCTCAGTTCCTTTCACAAAAAATTCAATTCAATGCGGCTAATTCAGGGGATGACCCAAGTTCTCCTGACAGGAGCCATGGAAGCAGAACTCCGGTAGAAACAAAGTTTAGAGCGTACCGTGAGTTTGGGATCTTAAAGCATAACGTTGCTCATTTCTACGAACAGTTTGATACCGTTATTAGAAACATGGTGTCTAAGATGCTTCGCTGTAAGCCCGCTTATCCCGGTTATGAGTATGTAAAAGAATGGGAAGAGAGGTGCATTCAGTACGGGGTCCCCCCCGAAATAATGAAAATGATTAAAGAACCCTCGAAGTTTGGTATCTCAAAGTATATGGATGTCAGAGCTACCCGTGTAGCGGGAGACGGGTCCACGTTAGGAAAAATAATGTCTTTAAATGACCTTTCTCCACTTGTTCCAAGTTTCAGCGCAAGAGGGGTAAGGGAGTACCAGAAGCAATATGTAATTGCTACACAAGGAAAAGAAGCGGTTTATGCTTATCTTCCTGAGATGGAAGAATCGGATGAGCGTTCCGGAGGAGCATCCCTTGCAGGTGTTGAAAACGCAATTATGCAGGCTGGTAAGAGTGGAATAGTTTCTCAAGATAACGATCACCGTGCCCATTTTGTAACCCACATGGCTGTAGCGACAAATATTATTGAACAAATACAGCAACAACAGATGACTCCTATTGATGCCGAACGTGTATTTGCAGTACTTATACCTCATATGGACGAACACTGGCAGTTTCTAGCTTCTAATCCGCTTGAGGTAGAATTTGTACAGAAGTTACAAGATCCCTGGAAGCAGGTAGGAGAATATGCGCGTCTAAACCGTAAGAATGCTGGAGAAATGTTAAAAGCTCAAATAAGGCAACAGCAGCAAGAGCAGCAGCAGCAGCAAGATGCGATGACAGAACAGCAAAGGAAAGATTGGATAGCGCAAAAAGAGCAGAGAAGAAAAGATATAGAGTCAGAAGAGAAAATGGAACGAAACCGCGAGCAATCAGAAACACGCGGGGAGATAATGAGAGAAAAGGTCATAAAAGATTCAGATACAAAGAGGTTAAAAGTACAGCTTGAGGCGAATTCAGATCAGCCTGAAGACCAGACTTTAGAACAAAATAGAGAACAGTTACGGGATATAGGAGGGGAAACCCCCGCACCTTATGACATTGAATGATTGGGCAGAGAAAGAATTAACAGACTTGGTATCAAAACGAGAACCCGATTTAGAGAAGATTAATCAAAGCATCAGGGTTCTTAATCTTACAGGTGTATTTAAAATTCTTAACGAAGGAGGCCGCGTTAGAAAGGTTCCATCGGAATCTATTAATTACTCCGCTGCAATAATTTACGAAGCAGGAAGGAGTGCGGGATACCAAGAAGCTTTAGAAGATTTAAGCAGGTTTATGGAAAAGTATATTTATGGGCGTATTGTGGGGGGAATATCTCTTCCCCCTGAAGAATATGGTTGGGCAGATGTGGCCGTTCAAAGCGGCAATTTAACACAGGAGGAAGTAGATGAACTCAAGCGATCAGGGGATGCCCCAGGCTCCTCAAAGTAGCCATCCAGCGGAGAACTATCAATCTGTTTCTGATGTAGTTCCAAGAGAGATATTAAACTCCAGGGCTGGAACTAATGCCCTGGTACAGCCTGAACCGGGAGAAACTCCTCTTCAGGTAATTCAGCGCAATATGGCCTTAAAAGGGATTAATGGAGGGGCTGTGGAAGTTCCAAATCCGTCCTCTTCAGAGCCTCAAGAATCCCCTAAAAGTCTTATTTTTGAAGCAGATCCGGAACAGGTGCGGGAGGATAAAAATCTTTCTGTAAAAGAAGAGCTTCCCGGTAAAGATCCATCTATTGAAGTTTCTCCGGAAGCGGAAGATACAGAGGATGAAAATAGAGTTCCGGAAGACCCGCAGCAAATTAATTTCAAAAAATTGAGAGCGTCAGTTAGAGAAACAAAAACACAGCTTCAAGAAAGAGAGACAGAGCTTGAAAGAATAAAATCAGAAAATGAGAAATTAAAAACAGGAGAAATACTTCCCGAAGTAATAGAGCAAAAAGAAGCTGAAATCGCGAGATTAAGGCGCTATGAAAAGATTGTAGATTTAAAGCTTTCTCCGGAGTACGAAGATTCTTATATAAAACCCCTTCACGATATAGATACAAAGCTTGAACAGATTGCGACTGATTATGAAATTCCTCCCGAAGTAGTAAAGAAAGCTACCACGATAAAGAATAGAGCAGAGCTTAATCGTTTTTTGACTGCGCATTTTGATGACGTAGGGGCTCTTGAAGTTAAAAATCTTGTTATAGAAGCTCAAACCCTCCAAACCAAAGCTCAGG